AGACTTCTGCACGTTATTGGTCCTGTCGTATGTGGGAAGATAATGTTTCTGTCTCCGACTTGACAAAAAATATTCAGGGCCAAATCCTAAAGGCTGATAATGAACAGCGTATGGTATGGGGTTGGGCCTCTGTAATTAGTGAAAATGGCGTTCCTGTGGTTGATTCACAAGGTGATGTTATTAAAGCTGAGACTCTTATGAAAGCCACAACAGATTTTATGCTTTCTGCAAGGGTCACAAAAGAAATGCACATGGGTGGTAAAGTCGGGGAGTTTATTCACTCTCTACCCCTGACAAAAGATATTGCCACTGCCCTTGGCATTCAATCGGATAAAGAAGGCTGGATCGTTGCCTGCAAAGTCTATGATGATGCAGTATGGGATAAAGTCAAATCCGGTGAACTAAAAGCCTTCTCCATTGGTGGAAGGGCTAAACGGGAGAAAATCAAATGAACGAACTCCTAGACTTGGAACTGGACGAGGTGTCTTTGGTAGATTCTCCTGCCAATAAGTCTGCCACAGTCGCACTATTTAAGCGAGATTCCACTATGCGGAAGAAAAAGACAGAGGAAGTGCAAAATACAGAAGTTTCAACAGACGTTGAAAAAGGTGTTTGCATCGAAATTGAAATTAAGTCACCGGAAGAAGAGATGGCCGAAATGCAAATGGAAGCCAGTGTCGAAAAAACAGAAGATTCTGAAAATATCGACAAAAATGCTGAACCAGATATGGAAAGCCAGATTGCTTTTCTAACATCTGAGGTTGAGCGTCTTACTAAGGCCCTAGAAGCCAAAGAAGAAGTTGAAAAAGCCGATGAACTGATCGACTTTGGTGGTGAAATGGTCGCTAAGTCTTCCATTCCAATGCCAGTCCTTAAGAAGCTGGAAGAAGTCCAGAAGGCACAAGAGGCTGCTGAACTTCGTAAACGTGCAGAAGAAGTGCTGCCTAATTTCAAAGGCACATCCGACCAGCGCGGTAAACTGCTTAAATCAATCGGGGATGATGCGGAACTGCTGGCTCTGCTGAAATCTGCTGATGCTGCTTTTGCTGGCCTCTTCCAAGAAGTTGGTAAAACAGATGCTGAAAGTGACTTCCAAGAACCTCAAGATAAGCTAAACGCCCTTGTTAAGGCTCGTCAAGAAGAGAAGAAGGAAGATTTCTACAAAGCCTATGCTGCTGTAACTAAAACTGCTGAGGGCAAAGCCCTTCTGCTTCAAACCTATAAGAAATAAGGAGCCTTAATTATGGCGTTTACTGAAAATATGTCCACTCGGACAGTTGTAACTTCGGCTGCTGTCGAACAATTCCGCTTCATTGTACTGACAAGCGGTGTAGCTGCTAAGGTCGGCACTGCTGGTGTTCGCGCTGATGGCGTTTCGATTACTGATGCAACCGCTTCTGGTCAAGCACTGGCCGTAGCTTATGACGGTCGCGTTACCGTTCTGGCTGGTGGTACAATCGCCAAGGGCGCTGCCGTAGCTTCTACCGCTGCTGGTAAAGCTGCAACCGCCACCACAGGTCAAATTATCCTCGGCACCGCTCTGGAAGCTGGTGTGGATGGTCAGGTTATCACCATCGACATTCGTCGTGATGGTACTGCGGCCTAATTAGATATTGAATAAAGGACTTTAAATTATGGCTATGCTGACTCCAAACTCCGTCCATATCGACCAGCCTCTTACAAACCTGACTATTGCTTATCTGCAAGATCAGTCGGGTTTTATTGCTGACCGCGTTTTCCCTCGCGTTCCAGTCGATAAAAAGACTAACAAGTACTACATCTACAACCGTGCTGACTTCAACCGCGCTGGTCAAGTACAACTGCGCGCTCCCCGCACCAAGGCACCAGTTGTGGGTATGAGCCTGTCAACCGACACCTACTCGGCTGATGTGTACTCGCTGGCCACCAACTTCGACTTTGAAACTCTGGCTAACGCTGACGCTGCTCTGAACATCCGCTCTGCTGGCGCTCAGATGCTGACCCACCAACTGCTGATCGACCGTGAAATCAAGTGGGCTGATACCTACTTCGCTGCTTCGGTCTGGGGCACTGACTGGGCTGGTGTTTCGGGTTCGCCTTCGACCAACCAAGTTCGTCAATGGTCGGATTACACTAACTCGACCCCAATCAAAGACGTTACCTCGCTGATGCAGACCGTCCAGCTAAAGGCTGGTGGCTTCAAGCCAAACGTTATGGTTGTTGGTAAGCAAACCCGTGATGTTCTGGTTAACCATCCTGACATTCTGGCCCGTCTGAACGGTGGTGCCACTGTCACCAATACCGCTCTAGTAACTGACGCCAAGCTGGCTGAAATCTTCGGTGTTGAAGAGTTCCTAGTTATGGAAACCGTCAAGAACACTGCTGGTGAAGGTCTGACCGAATCCAACTCGTTCATCGGTGGTAAGTCGGCTGCTGTCTACTATCGCCCCCGCGCTGCTGGTCTGATGGTTCCCTCGGCTGGTTATACCTTCACTTGGAATGCTGACGACAATGCTTCGGGTTACGGTATCGACATCCGTTCGTACTCGGGCGACTTCCTGCGCGTTGAAGGTATTGCTGAACTGCTAGAAGCCAACATGGCTTATGACCAGAAGGTTGTTTCGACCGATCTGGGTGGTTTCATCACTACCGTTATCGCCTAATTAATGGAGAAAATCAATGACCCGACGCATTGATGAAATCTTTAATCCAGCACGACCACTCTTTGTAAAGACACCTGTACAAAGTGCTGGTAAGTTTTGGGAACGTGGTGAACGTTATAATTGGGAATTTTTCAACCTCCCACTTCCAGCGGTTCAAGCAATGTTTCTTGGTGGCCACATTCACCACAACCCAGAACTAGAAGTAGAACTTGTAAAGAAAGTTACTATTGGTGATGGTCTAGAGGAACTGACTGTAGACCAACTGCACGTGCTTGTTGGAAACATTAACGCTAAGGTTAAAGATAAGACCAAAACTAATAGCGAGTTTCTAGCAAAGAAGTGTGCTACAAGTAAGATTAAAGATAGACAAATTGCACTCATTCGTCGTTGGCGTTCGGCTTATGGCGACATGGAATAATTAAAAAAGGAGACGACCCTTGGCTTGGTCTTATGATCCAAC